ATTCTTTTCATAAGGCTCCTTATTTCGTCCTCAATCCTGTATCCGTCCACGTGCCGCCGGAACATGAGCATCCTGTTCCACGGCACAGATTTCCCGCCGATGCTCCGGCGCTGCAATAGTAGATCGTGTTTCCGCCGCCTGCTGCGGTCACGTTTCCCGAGGCCACTACATCTCCCGCCGGATCGATGTTTACAACGGGCGTGCCGAATTTCGATGCTGCAAAAGATGCCAAACTATTCCCTCCTGAATAGTTGCCGCTGAATTGGATGTTTCCGCCTCCGGTCGCAGCATCAATCAGCAGAAACGTGGCCGGCGTTCCATAGGCCAAAATGCAGGCAGGCGTCGTCGATCCCCAGCAGATATTTCGTTGCGGAGGAACCGTTAATGCTACTGACCCGTTCGCCGACAGATTCATATTCCCTCCGCCGTCGTCCAGTACACTGCCGCTGGCAGTCATAATCGCGTGGCTAAAACTATCCATCGAGAGCAGTGTTGTCCCACCCTGATTGTTGAAGAAATATCCTTCGCTAGAAATCGTGCGCGGAAGCGTAAACGTCATACCTCCACCACCTGCTGGACTAGCCGCTATCGACCCTTGGTACAAGGTTCCACCGTCCGCCGTTCCGAAATTGAGCGTCGTTGGGTACCCGTTATTGCAGCCCTGCGCCGGAAAGCAGCCGAAGTTGATTGTCGGATTTCCATTCGTGTAGATATTCAACCCCGATACGTTAAGAGGTCCCGCGTTCTCAATCGGGTAGCTGCCAAAATTGAGTGCCTGATTTGCGTAATCCATGCTGATAGGCAGGTTGCTCGGCAGGTCAAGCTGGCTTACATCGTCTCCGCCGCTTGTCTGCACTACGCTCGATATGGGCATATCGGCAATGGCCAACTTCAGAACTTGAAACCATGTCGGCCCACCAAGGTCTTGTGTGGAGGTATAATACAGAAAAGTCTTTGGCCCTGCGGCGGTTTGTACCTCAAGAACGTAAGGGTCCGCTACCTGCCCGACAGCGGTGCTCTGGTTGTCGCCTGCGCCTTCATTGGCTGTCTCAATGGATAGGTCAGGCTTACCCCCGAGCGCATCGGTGTAAGGAGCGGAGCCGATGGCCGATCCTGGTGAGACATAGCGGTGAATCTGATTATCGCCGCAGTGGACCCACGTATACCATTTCCCCGCTTCCTGATAAAAGGGGCTGCGAACCGAGCAACCTGGAATGATGAGCGAAACGGGCGTGAATGTGTGGTAGTCGGTTGAGGAAAAAAGTCCTGAATGAAATCCGAAATCGACCGCAAGGTACATGGTGGAACCGGCCAGGTAGACGCTCGTATTATCGGTATACGAAAACGTCCCCCACCCGACAGGAGCAGATGCAGGGGTGATGACCGCAGAGTGAGCTAGCGTATACTGCTGGTTGTAGCCAGCCGTGAATTCGTCGATTTCCGTTTCTGCGTTGTTCGCCGCGTACATGATGAAACTGCCGGGGGAAATCTCGATTACCCTTGATGGTCTTTGTCCAACGTGTGTGTCGATTCCAGGCGAGGCACTCCACACGATGCCGTCAGCGGACTCCTGATATTCAATCTCAGTGTTATTAGAATAGGTCCGCTTAAAGCAGGTTGCTTGGATCGTCAATATCTGGCAGTTTCCTTCTGGACCCCATACAGTCTGCTCTTGAGCTACAACGTCTCCAGGCTGGCCCCACCATGTGACGCCCATCCGACGCCAAGTGCCACCACCTGCGCCGTTATAGATGTTGCTGAGTGCGCTCGCTGGGGTGATTCCCCCGGTACCGCCATCTGAAATTGTGCAAGTGCCTCCGCATCCGATGGCGACCTCGACGCTGCTAGAAGTATCGAGAGACCCGAAGCTTCCGCCCGATGTGTAGGCCGTGGTAACGATGTAACCGTTGCCGCCCTCGACGTAGCCGTCATTCTTCGCGTAGGCAGTGTCTGCCGCCCATGCACCGGTCCAGTTAATCATCTGAGTCGAAACCGTGATCCACTGCGATCCGAATCCTGTTGATGCGAGAACCTGCCCAGAAATGCCGAAGTTCCCGTTGATCTGAAAGCCGCCCGTCACATTGAATTTAGGAGCAGTCAATCCGTTGGGAAGCGGCATAACATTGCCTAGATACTTGTCGAGCAGTGTGAAGTTGTTATTGAGCGAAATCCCCCAGTTCGTAGTTCCCTGGATCGGGAGTTGCAGCCCGATATTCGGAGTAACCGTTTGTGCGCAAAGCGGCAGTGAGCCAATGAGTATGAGCCGTGCAAATATCTGTTTCGCTGTGCGCATTCCTATTCTCCTAATATCCGATTGCAAACCATTGAAAATCCTGCGGACTTCCGACGCCCAATGCCACTTCAAATTGTGTTGTGCTGATTGAGTTTTTAGTCGCGATCACAAAACAGATGCTGTTTCCTGGCCCGTACCACAGACTGGTCGTGTTCACCGCAATGCTGGAGCTATTCGTGAATGCGATCGGAAAATCAACAATAGTCCCCGTTGAAGCTCCTGCTACAGTTCCCCATTGACGAATAAGGCCGCTTGGATCTTTCGCCCATCGCCCATTCGCATTCGATCCCGATGTGAATCCTGATGCAATAGCGCTTTGAACAAAAGCAGTAGTAGCGGCATTGGTCGTATTGTCACCACTTGTGCGTGTAGGACATACAAGTCCATTTGTGGCGAATAGACCATTGTTGCTGAATGGAGGTCCGGAGGCATGCAAATTCGCGCTCAGATCTGCTTTGAAAAGAATCAGGCTTACGGCATTCGGCGTCGGATCGGGTTGCACAGCGCCGACAAATGAAGATGGCCAAGCCACAGTCCTTCCGCCCGTCGCATCCTGAATAAAGAAGAATCCGACTACCTGGCCGGCCACAACTCCAGAGATGGTTGAAGATGTGACGTTGCCGGTGAGCGTCATCTGGAAGCCGTTGGCAGCGGCGGCATTGAATGCTGGAGTAGGAGAATAAGCAACCGAAATGAGATTTGAGAGCAGATCAGCTTCGGTGATGATATTTGCGAGCACTGCGGCCAGGACTGCGACATCCGCATCGCTCGTCGAATATCCCTTTGCGGCCATCATCTGACCGAACGCAGCACAGAATGTTGTGGGCTGATAAGTGGCCTTATTCAGAAGTGCAGAAGGAACGATATTGTCAACTCCATAGCCGCCAGAGCGTTGCGAATCGGCTGCGTATTCGGCATCAGTTTCCTGATTGACCGCGCCCGGATTGAAAACTAAGAAATTTGTTGTCGCCATGATGCTCCTATGCCAGATGTCCCAAGTCTACGCCCGCAATGAAACTGTTCGATTCGTCCGTTCCGAAGATCGGGAAATCGCCAAACACATACTCATACTCGACGCCTTCAGGCCTCGGCACAATATAGCCATTGACAATCAAATCCTGAATGATCGACGTAAAGCTGCCTGATAGGACGATCGTACATGACATGTTCTGATTGTCCGTGATGATGATCGATCCGCCGGGAAACAACTGCGCCCAGATCGGATAAAGAGATTCTTCGGTGCCGTCCCATTGATTTGCGGCGATCGTCGCTTTGATGAGCAGGCGATAAGTGGCATCATCGAGAATCGGACTCACGCTGTCGGATGGTTGAAACCCAACTGTCTTACTTATCCCCGCAATCTGACCGGCCACATCAAGCTGGACGCCCGAAGCCTCATCGAGATCGAATGCCCCTGTCATGCCGGCCAGCATATTTGTTGTGTCGTTGAGCGGAGAAAGCAAGTCCTGAAGCCACGCATTGAGATTGGACGCAAGGCGGTACTCCGAAGTAAGAAGGCCAAGATAGTACGAGATCGGAAGAATATAAATGGGGCCATTGTCGGCAATCCCATATCGTCCCGATCCGTATCCGCTTTGGTTATAGAGCGGCAATCAAGCCTCCGTCACAATGATGTTGGCTGAAATCCCCTGCGCGACCTGATAGTAGTCGAGCGTAATGTCCGTTGTTCCCGAGGGCGATGCTGAAAGTCCGGTATGCAGGGATGTGATCGAAAACTGCGGCGTCACAAGCGAAGGCATCACCGATTGAGCGACGGAATAGAACGAAGAATAAGTTACTGTTTCTCCGATTTGAAGGCTATTGAGATACAGCACAATTGCAGCCTGTACTGCCGTCAAGACAGCGCTCGTGTATCCAGCCAGTCCATGAATGACTATCGTCGCGTAGATTGGCGCGTATGTCGGGCGCTGGAATCCGATGGTAGTAATGGTTCCGGTATTGGGATCAGTCACGGGAACGCTGGTTGAGCCCGCGGTTGAATCGGGATTCGTGTAAACTCCGAGACCGCGCTTCTGGTAGATTGCCGTTGCGACTGCCAGATTTGAGCCGCCTTCTACAACCATTGAAATCGAGTGTGGGGGATTGCCCCAGAAGTCGATAGATCCAGTTGGATTCTCAATGGAGCTTCCGGGACCGGAATCGGGTGTCGGCGTGCCTGTAGCGTACCGCGTGACGCCAGGGACGGCTGCAATGGCTGCGATGGTCGAAGCAAGGCGTGTAAGGGCTGGGGAGGCCACAGAAAGCGCTTGACGAGCCCTGAGCTCGGAATCGCTCTCAGTGGGCAAGCCCGGAAGCGCCGGAGACGGATTTGTGGCACCTGTCCATCCAGCCGTGGCGCCTCCTGAGATCGTGTTGATCGCTCCTGCGCTTGCCTGTATTGGGCCGGCTGTTTGGCAGGTAATGCCCACCGTGACGCTTCCACCGCTCGGAATAGTTACGCTGATAGGAAGCGCCCAGACGTATCCCTGAGTATCGGTCACTTGGCCGAGATTGATGACCGTTCCGCCAGCTCCGGTCACAGTCAATGGCGCTGTGGAATACGAGGCCGGCAACCGCGCAATGCCGTTCATCTTCACGATGCTGTCAAGATCGGCCCCAATTGCAGTTGATGGAGACCGGGCGTTATAGGCCAACTGTGAAGCGAGATTCGAGTCATAGCATTTCAGGGCGAAGATGGAGATTTCCTGGTATTTGGCCGTATCTGTTCCCAAATAAACAACTTGTGGATAAATGGCCTGATATCCGGAGATGAGGCTATTGATGATCGACTGATAGGAAGGAATGACGAGGCCCGCTGTTGGGGAGATGAAAGGCGCGATATAGGCAGGTACGGGCATTATGGCGTCACCTGGGCGCTCGATCCTGGAGCGTTCGTTACGACAAGATTACCAAAGCTCGTTTGAACAGTCGCCGTGAAGGTTGACGCCATCGTTGCCGTATTGAGAGAAAAGTTAAAATTGAGAATT